AAAACAACTAAAAACTATTCAATCCCTAGTAGGCACATTAGGTTTTCAAGGCACTGATTTTTCTAAATTTGTTTCAGATTCCATTAACTTTGGATATGAAGGCGACATCCTCAAACAAAAAGTTTACGAACAAGTCTTTCAAAAAGATGACGCAAATAATTACATAAACCCAACAGCGTTGAAACGTGTAAAAGAATCTGCTGATTACATCAGAACACAAAACATTGCTAAATCATTCTTTGGTAATCCATCAGACGACGACATTGAACAAGTTCTGACAGGACAAATTTTACCAGCCGATTACGAACGTCAACAAAGAGTATTTGCTGGGCAACGTTATGGGCATTTGAAAGATTTGTTAGACCAGGGCATGACAATGAAAAGCATTGCCGCGAATTACAAAACAAGCGCAGCGCGACTTTTAGAACTTGACGAAAACGCTATTGATATGTCCACAGGCGCTTTTGAACAAGCGGTAAGTTTCGGTGAAGAAGGCAAGAAGCGTTTGATGACTAACAGCGAATGGGAAAAACTATTACGTTCTGACCCACAATACGGTTGGGAAAGAACTAATAATGCTAAGGATGAGGCACGTTCTTTGTCGGCTAATATCGCTCAAGCGTTTGGAAGGATTCTCTAATGTCAATGACCCCAGAAGACCTACAAGCCCTTTCCGAGGCACGTGGTCGCCCCCGTGATTATGCTGCTGAGGTTGCTGCGGCTTACGCATCGAAAACAGCGGCTTACGGCACAGGTAGCACAACTGACACAACTGGCACAATCGGCGGCGGACAATTTACAGCCGAGCAAGCCGCCGCTATCCGAGATGCCGCGGACCAAGCAGCAGGTTTATCTGGAGATGCTGCCACAGCACAATACATACGTGACCTCGCAGCAGGCAAATTAGGTGGCGCAACAGATACACAGGCTGCATTAAACAGACTTATCGCTGAAGGTCAAGCACGTAGCGCCGTAAACAACGGTGGCGGTGGCGGCGGTGGCGGTGGTGGCGGTGGTGGTGGCGGCAACAAAAATGTTGTTCCAGCAGACGACAACGAAACAGCAACAACCATCCTCAGAAACACCCTCAAGTTCTACGGACTAGACGAACCAGATTTAGTTAACGAAATCCGCACAGCCCTAGCCAGCCGACTAATCACAGGCTCATCAACAGTCGACGAAATCGGTATCCAACTACGAGAATCACCAGCGTTCAAACGACGATTCGCAGCGAACGAAGCACGACGAGCAGCAAACAAACCTGTCTACTCCGTCACCCAAACACTCCTCTTAGAATCCCAATACCGCAAAAATTTGCGTGATTCAGGAATGCCGCCAGGATTCTATGACGACCCAACATCGTTACAAAACTTCCTTATCAACGACATCTCCCCAGATGAAATACTTGCCAGAGTAACCCAGGGCTATCAGGCTGTACGCAACGCAGACCCAACAGTTATCAACGAACTCAAAACGTTATACAACCTTGACGATGGGTCAATCGCAGCATTCTTCGTAGACCCCGCCAAAGCCCAAGACAATATCCTGCGAGCCGCCAGAGCCGCCGAAGTTGGTGCACAAGCCCGCAAACAAGCAGGCATCGGACTCACACGTGAAACCGCCGAAGAACTAGTACGCCAAGGCGTAACCGAAGCCGAAGCACAAGCAGGATTCACCACATACAAACAACAAGAAAGCCTCTACCGACCACTAATGGGCGAAGAAGAACTCACCCAAGAAGAAGCCATAGCAGGCACACTCGGCACAAGCGCACAAGCAGCCCAACGAATAGGCACACGCAAACGACGACGCAAAGGCACATTCGAAGCAGGCGGCAAAGTCAGCCTACAAACAATCGAATAACGAAATAGTTGACAACACCATAAACGGTCACTACTATTCAACTTGATACGTTAAGTAGGAACCTGCACAGGAATCCCCCAAACTGTGTGGAGCAATTCGGGGTGACAAATCAATAGCAGCCATCACATACCTCTGATGTGATGTGGGCAGAAACGGAGAGTGCCATATGTCAGAGTTTGACAACTACGACAGCGAAGACCAGATAGAAGAATCCGAAACCCGAAACCCAGTTAGGGCAAGGATGAAGCAACTGGAAAAGGAAACCGCAGATTTGCGAAAGCAAGTAGCGGAAGCCGAGTCAGCGAAACGAGAGTTAGCATTCGTTAAAGCAGGTTTAGACCCGCTTCAACCGATGACAAAATATTTCGTTAAAGCATACGATGGCGACCTAACCCCAGATGCGATTCGTCAGGCTGCTGTAGAGGCGCAATTGATTAGTCCACCCCAGAACCAACCATCTGCGGATGAGATGCAGGCATGGCAGCGTACCAACAAGGTCGCCGCTGGAAGCCAAACATCTCAACCACCAGTTGACTGGACACGCAGGTTGAACGAAGCAACTTCGCCACGAGAAGTAGAACAAATTTTGTCTGAGGCACGGGCAGCACAAGAAAACTAATATCCCCCTCAAAACAAAAGGAATAAATAATCATGGCAGGCGAAACCCAACTCTCGTCTCTCTCGGTAGACCAGGTAGCATTCGACCGTCTTGCGTACTTCGCATTGCGTTCAGAACTCCTCTTCGACCAAGCAGCAGACGTACAACCAGTACAACAGGCAATGCCTGGAACTGGCGTCACATTCACCATCTTCGCAGACATTTCGGCAGCGACATCAACGCTGAACGAAGTAACTGACGTAACACCAGTAGCGCTCTCAGACAGCCAGGTAACTGTAACTCTGAACGAATACGGTAACGCAGTTGTAACCACAGCGAAGTTGCGTGGAACAGCATTCACAGATGTTGATTCAGCAGCAGCAAACATCATCGGATACAACGCAGGCGATTCAATCGACCAAGTTATCCGTGAAGTTCTCGCAGCAGGAACCAACGTCGTTTACGCCACAGGTGGCACAACAACCCCAACCAGCCGAGAATCAATCTCAACAGATGACATTCTTCACGCTGACGATGTTCGCAGAGTTGTTGCACAACTCCGTGGAGCAAACGTAGCAACCTTCAACGGTTCTTACATGGGCTACATCCACCCAGACGTGTCGTACGATTTCCGTTCGAACACAGACGTATCAGCATGGCGCACACCAGCGAACTACGTAAACCCAGAAGGTATCTACAATGGCGAAATCGGCTTGTTTGAGTCGGTACGTTTCATTGAGACACCACGAGCCAAAGTGTTCGCAAACGCTTCAAACGGAACCAGTTCAACTGGTACGATTGATGCCTACTGCACACACGTAATGGGTCGTCAGGCTCTTGCTAAGGCTTACGCAACACAAGACGGTAACGGCGCTGTACCAAAAATCGTTCGCGGTAACGTGACCGACGTTTTGATGCGCTTGCAACCAGTCGGTTGGTACTGGCTTGGTGGCTACGGTCGCTTCCGCGAGGCTTCGCTTCGTCGAATTGAATCAGCATCGTCAATCGGTACAAACTAACGTCTAGTAAAATCAGACATTGCTTTAGCCCCCTGCTTCGGCGGGGGGCTTTTGCTTTTGCTATACTCGTCACGTTGAAAGGTTTATATGTCTATCTCTAACTACGCAGAACTAAAAATTCTTGAACACACCACAGGTAAAACCGCGTGGACTATGCCAACAAATGTGTACGTAAAACTTCACACAGGCGACCCTGGTGAGGCTGCGACATCTAACGCTGCTGGAGAAACAACACGTAAGCAAGCATCATGGGCTTCCGCGGCATCTGGTTCTATTGCGACATCTGCAACTCTTGAATGGACTAACGTTGCTTCAACAGAAACACTTACTCATTGGTCTTTGTGGGATGCTTCAACTGCGGGTAACGCTTTGTGGACTGGTGCTTTGTCGTCGTCTGCGGCGGTTACTGCTGGTGACACGTTCCAAATCACTACACTAACCCTGTCCCTAGATTAAACATAGGGGATAACCCCTTATGGCTTCAGCAATAACAGGTTTTAAAGAACCGTTTGTAGACACAAGCCCGTTTTATCGGCAAACATATTTTCGTACAGTACAACGCACCGCTGTCGGGTCAGGTGGCGGTACATCTGAAGTGGCGCACGGTGCAGCACAAATACGTCTCGGTCAGTTAACCGATTTTAGTTTTCCGTATCTTACGGGCGGACGTTTCTATCTTGGTGTTCGTGCGGTTCTTACTGTTACTGCTACAGCATCAGGTTTAGGTACTGCTTCTTCTTCGATAAACATTGTTAGGTTCAGAACTGCGACAGGTGGTGGTACTGGTAGTGCTACTGCGGTAGGAATCCTTGTTGCTGTTCGTACTGCTACAGGTTCAGGTGTCGGCACAATGGATTCAACGGGGTTGCATATTGCACCGCGCACCGCTACTGGTTCAGGTGAAGGTTCGGGTGCGGCGTCAACAAATCCAATTAAAGCACGTCTCGGTACGGGTCCCGCTGTTGGCTCAGGTACTGCAATCGATTTGGTTATCAACATCCGTACCGCAACAGGTTCAGGTGCGGGAACAGAAACAGGTAACTGGCTGCTGGTATCTATTCGCACAGCAACAGGCGCAGGTACAGGAACACAAACTGGTGTTGGGGCACGCATTGAACGACGCACAGCCACAGGTGCAGGCACAAGCGCACAAACAGCCGACTGGGTTAAATCCCACATCTTCCGTGTCGGCATCACAAGCGACTACTCGTTCGCTGCACGCTACCCAGAAACCGATTCAGATAGGCTATTCGCTCACACCCCACAAGGGATACGTGCATACAACCTGTATAAACTCACAAACAACACATACCAGATAACAGACCCACGCAGACCAGAACTAATATCAAAAGTGTATTACGGTGGACACGACATCTTCTTAGACGACACAGAAGTAGCAGAACTAACAGCAGCAGGATTCGGAGCAAACATCACATAATGGCAACATTCAGCCCACCAACAGACAACTTTGTATCACCTGTGATAGCAGGCGAATTCATGAACGGACAATACTTGGCAGCCACAGAACGGTTAGCGAACCAATGGGGTAAACATGTGGCGTTAAGCCCACGTGGACGCAACGTGTTCCTGTTAACAGATACAACCATCACCGAAAACCAGCCATCAGATGCGACAAGGATTTCTAAAATATATTATGGTGGACATCAAACAGAAGTCACAGCAGAAGAAGTAGCAGCGTTAACAGCCGCAGGATACGGGAGTTACATTACGTGAAACATAGGGAAACACATCCCAACTTGGATGTCGAAGGGTGCTTCGGATGCAGGGTAGCGGGAATCAGAATGGCAACAAACAGCACCACCTCACGTGGCTCTAAAGTCGCGGAACATAACACAACTGAACAAGGTTGGAAAAAAGATATGCCCGCATACAAACGGTTACGTGCTAACGGTCTGCAACCTAAACGTGTGGATGGTGCAGCGGAAGTAGAAAGGCGAGCACAAGAACCATGGCAAGTGGAGACAGGCATTCTACCAAATACCTGAACCTTGTCGGAGTCGATATACCTAAAGTTGGGTACGGCAAAATGGTTCAAGGCTTACGCCAAGCGCTATCCAAACACGTCACGTTTGACGACTTAGCAGAACACACAGTTTTTGCTTTAAGACCAAACATGATTAAAGGTTGGCAACAACAACAAATCACCCACCTGTTAACAATGTGGGAAACAAACTGGCTACCACCAGAATTCTCTCTATATTTAAGCAGTTTCAAAACAATTTTAGTACCAAGTTTACATAACTGGGAACTGTTCTCCGAATACCATGACAACGTTCGAGTCATCCCACTCGCAGTAGACCGCACCATCTGGCATCCCCAACCACACAAACCAAACAAAAAATTTAAACTATTATGCGGCGGCTCCGAATGGTATCGCAAAGGTTTAGATGTCGTACTAGAAGTATTCAACAAACTTCAACTACCCGACGCGGAACTACATATCAAAATAGTTCCACCACATTTGTTCGCACCAAAAGATTTAGAATATCCAAACGTTATAGTTCACCGTGAATGGATGACCGTTGAAGAAGAACGAGATTTAGTATTATCTGCCGACGCATTCATATCCATATCCAGAGGCGAAGGATTCGGACTGATGCCCCTACAAGCAATCTCCGCAGGAATACCCACCATCCTGTCCGACGCCCACGGTCACAAAGAATTCTCAGATTTAGCCACCCACAGAATCCCAACCACACCTGTCCCAACAGCAAAAGGTGTATGGCAAAACGTGGGCGACTGGGATGAACCAGACCCAGAAGCAACAGCCGAAGCCATTAAAGACATCTACAACAACCGTGACAAATACCGTAAACAAGCCGCACACACAGCACCCCAAACAGAAGCATTCAACTGGGATACATCAGCAAAACAACTGTTACAGATAGTTAAACCATCCGACAAAACTGTCCCATCGAACTGGATGGCGTTAGAACCCACCTGCGAAATACGGGTTAAACGTGCCATCAAAGCCACAATCGGAACCCATATCATAGATTTGAAACCGAACGTAACCTATACTGTAGTGTTGAATGTTCGTGAAGTATTAAAACAATCGGGATACCTATTGGAGACATTATGAAAAAGCCTGTGTGGGAAACAAAGAACCCTAAGAAGAAATCTAAGAAACTGTCACCAGCAAAAAAAGCGGCGGCGAAAGCATCAGCGAAAAAAGCGGGGCGACCATACCCGAACCTGATTGACAACATGAAAGCAAGCCGTGGCTAAAACACCAGCGTGGCAACGCAAAGAAGGCAAGAATCCTGCAGGCGGACTGAACGCAAAAGGACGTGCCTCATACAAAGGTGGCACATTGAAACCGCCAGTCAAAGCAGGCGACAACCCTCGACGTGCATCTTTCCTCGCACGCATGGGCAACATGCCAGGACCTGAAAGAGATAGCAAAGGTAAACCAACAAGACTGCTATTATCTTTACAGGCTTGGGGTGCTTCGTCGAAAGCCGATGCACGTTCTAAGGCTAAAGCAATATCCACACGCAACAAGAAAGGCAAATAATATGCCAATGGTAGGAAAAAAAGAATTCTCATACGGCGCTGCTGGTATGGCAGCCGCTAAAAAAGCAGCCAAGAAAACTGGCAAACCGATGAAAATGAAGGCTAAGAAAAAGAAGTAAATGACAACCGCAGCAGTCGTCATCGATAGGACGTTGCGACAACTTTTATCTGGAACGGTAGAAGCCCGCAACCTACTGACAACAACACTCACATCAAACGGTACGAGTGTTGTTGTCACCTATCCACTTGAAGGACTGCGAACAGGTCAAGTATTAGAAATTGACTCAGAACTAATGTACATCTGGGCAACAGACGTACCAACAAAAACGTTGACAGTTCAACGAGGATTCAACGGGACAACAGCAGCCGCACACACAGCAGGCGCAATCATCACAGTCAACCCAAGATTCCCACGAGCACAAGTATTAGAATCAATCAACGACGAACTAGCAGACCTGTCATCTCCGATGCACGGACTGTTCCAAGTCAAAACATTGAACCAAGATTACAACGGTTCAGACGCGATGATAAACCTCACATCGGTCACAAGCATCATCGACCTGTTAACAGTCTCAGTAAGATACCAAACAGACGACTACCCTGTAGCCCGCAAAATCCGTTTAGTACGTGACGTACCAACAGACGACTTCGCTTCAGGTTTCGCTATCCGTTTCGACCAAGCAGTATTCCCAGGGCGTCTACGCATCGTCTACAAAGCCGCATACAGTTCAGCCACAACAGAAGCAACCGACATCAACACCACATGCGGTGTACAAGAAACAGTCACAGACATCGTTGCGTTAGGCGCACAAATACGGTTGATGTCACCACGAGAAATTAAACGAAACTTCACAGAATCACAAGGCGACACACGCCGAGCAGACGAAGTAGCGATGGGTTCAGTAGCAAACAGCACCGCAGGTCTTATCCGTTTACGACGAGACCGTATCCAAGCAGAAGCAGCACGTCTAGCAAGAGCATACCCAACATTCCTATCTAAGGATTAAACGGTGACAACGCTTCTACGTTTCACCGATGCGTTCTTCCCAGCACCAAGATTTTTTGCGGGCGGAACAACCACCCAACTAGTACCAGACATTTTCCCGCTGGCTATCAACGGCAGACCATATCTCGTTGACCAGAAAGCAGGCACGTTCACTAGAGGTTTCGAACCACGTGTACGTGACTCTGTGGACCAATCAACAAGCCCAGGCGAAGCAGCAATCAACCCTCAAGGGTTATGGCGTCGAGGTGAATCATCATGGCATTTCGGTGCTGGTCAAAAATATGCGGACACAGCCGACGCACAAGACTACCGATACAACTCAAGCAAAGGTGTGAACCCTTGGACTAAAGGACAGTTAACTTTGTTGAACGCTACGAAACAATCCCGTTCGTCGGCGAACACAAACTTGCAGGTGGTTGTAGCAAACGGCGAACTATATATGTTAGATGGTTCCGCTGTCCGTTATTCTTCTAACCCTTTTGCTTCGTCACCAACATGGACATCGGTAACAGGTTTACCTGCGGGCACACCGAGAGACATAGCATCAGATGGCACAAACATCTATCTCACATACCCTGGCACAACAAGCAGTTTCGGGCTTTGGAAAGTAAACGCAAGCCACACCGCATCCAACGTTGCTCGCGGTCACGAATTCTATTATGTTGATTTCGTTAAAGGACATTTGCTTATATCAGGTGATTCAGGTGCAGGCGCAACAGACCTCTACTATGACCCATCAGGTCACGTCGGCGGCGACGACTACGCACACCCGATATCAACATGGAATTGGGTAAGTTTTGCTTCAGGTCAAAACGCCATCTATGTTGCAGGATACTCAGGCGACCGTGGAGCAATCTACAAAATTACTATCACCTCGGCGGGTGTACTCGACCAACCAGTAGTAGCACTCGACCTACCGACAGGCGAAATCCCTAAAGTTGTATACGGATACCTCGGCGGAATATTCATCGGCACAAACAAAGGCGTCCGATACTCGACACCAGACAGCGCAGGTAACCTCACAGCAGGCGCACTAATCCCAACCACAGGCGACGTTTTATCGTTCACAGCCGAAGACAAATTCGTGTGGTACAACTGGTCACAATACGACAGCACATCCACAGGGTTAGGCAGATTAGACCTGTCATCGTTGATAGCGACAAACACCCCAGCGCACGCATCAGACCTCATGCACACCTCAACAGCAAACGTCCTATCGTGTGCTACTTACGATAACAAACGGGTGTTCGCAGTATCAGGCGCAGGTATCTATGTGGAAGACACAGCGAACTATGTGACACAAGGAGAAATCGTCACAGGCATCTACCGTTGGGGTATCCCAGACCGCAAATTCGTAGCCAAATTTGATATCCGAACCACCCCGCTATCAGGCACAATCACCCCATACATATCATCAGACGACGGCGCATACACCTCGATGACACCCCACGACACACAACTCGCCACAGAAGCAGTAGCAACAGGTCCGCAAAGCAAATTCATTGAAGCCAAATTTAAACTAGAACTAAACCGAGGGTCAGCAACCACAGCCCCAACCCTCACCCGATGGATGGCTAGAGCCTACGCTTCCCCAGCCCGAAGCCAAGTATTCCGAGTGCCTATCCTCATGCACCACAAACTACGGGTACATGACACCGAGTATTATTTTGATGTAGAATCAGAACTACAAGCGCTACGGGATTTGGTAACGAACCCTATAGTGGTAAACTACCAAGAGAACATGGAAACATATTCTGTTGTAGTAGAAGATTTAGAATTTCAGGTTGTAGACGGATTCCAGCAAAACTGGGATTTGGAAGGAACCTGTACTGTTACAATGCGTTCGGTTCAAGATTAGGAGTATAGATGTCAGCAGTCACTAGACGGTCTTACGCAGGTGCGGCTCCCGCTTGTACGCTCACGAACTCTATTACCGCTGGCGACACCACCGCACTTTTGACGGGTACTGTCACAGCGTGGAATGACACCGCTAACGGTCCGTTCTTCATGGTGATTGACCCAGGTTTGGTTACTGAAGAAAAAGTTTTGGTTGGTTCCCGCACAGGTTCATCGTTGGCTTCGATGACTCGTGGTGTGGATGGCACTACTGCCGCTTCGCATTCTGCTGGCGCTACTTGTTACCCAGTTTTTACTGCTACTGACGCTAACGAGGCAAACGAGTTCACGTCGACGATGACTACTCGTGGTGATTTGTTGACAATTAATTCGTCTGTGAACCCTGCCCGTATTGCTATCGGTGCTAATGGTTATGTGCTAACTTCTGATGGTACTGATGCTGCTTGGGCTGTTTTGCCTGCGAGTGGTGTTACGGGTGATAGTGACCAGTTGGTTTTAGGTTCGCAAGTTTTTAGTTAATATAGGAGATATATGGCAACTTTTACAAAATTATGTTTACAGCCAGCGGGTACTACTGGTACGGGTTTGGCTGTCAAGGTTGCTGCTACGGCAACTGCTGGTACAGCGATTCATACAGCGTCGACTACTACGACAACGATTGATGAGGTTTGGTTGTATGCGGTGAACTCGTCGGCTTCTTCGGTTAAGTTGACGATTGAGTGGGGTCAGGCTGATGCACCTGATGGCAATATCGAGTTGACTGTTTTGCCTGAGGCTGGTTTGGTGACTGTGATTCCAGGTTTGTTGTTGCAGGGTAATGCTACGGCGAAGGTTGTTAGGGCGTTTGCTGGTACTGCGAATGTAATTATGATTCACGGTTTCGTTAATAGAATCACGGTCTAATCGTGGGTGTTCCTAACGGCTATACGAGTGCGCAGGTTGTTCAGGCTGTTCCTACAGGCATCAACTCTGCACTAGTTTGTGTTAAAGCAGAAACGGCGTTTAGTGCTGTAACGAGTTTTTCGGCTGACAATGTTTTTACTAGCAGTTACACAAATTATTTGATTTTAATTAAATTTGCTAATACAAACGACACTGTTTTAGATTTACAATTTCGTGCTAGTAGTGTAACAACTACTACAAATTACAATTACAGCGGCTATCAAATGACGGGTGCGCCATCAGCGCAAAGTTACGGTTATAACGCTGCGCAATCATCTTTAAGATTGGCGCAGACTGGCGGCTCAAGTGTGATTGGTTATTGTGAAGCGAATATTTATTCGCCACAAATAGCGGAACAAACTGGTCTTATCGCCACTAATCTTCGTTTTGACGGTTCTTACGCATCGCCATTAGCGCAAGGTACTACAGGTAATCAAAACAGTTCTACACAATTTGACGGTTTTATCGTTTCAGTTTCCGCAGGCACGACAACAGGCAATTATGCTATTTACGGATATGCAAAGACGGTATAAATTATGGCACTAAAAATAAACGACAACGGCATCAATCGCAATATGACCGATGACGAAATAGCGAACCTAAAAACTATTAGCGACCAAGCAAAAGCACACGCTGAAGCACTTGTCGTTAGACAGGCTGCCCGTGAAGCGTTGCTAACAAAACTTGGTATTACTGAGCAAGAAGCACAACTGCTACTGGGGTCATAGTGGCTCGCACTAGGTCGCAGGGCTATGTGTCGGCGTACGAAGTCGAAGCGGTGTATAAACCTTTAGTTGCACAGTATCTTGTTGTCGCTGGTGGTGGCGGTGGTGGCGGTACTCAAGGCGACGGCGGTGGTGGTGCTGGCGGTTTGCGTTGCACAAAAGATGCAACGGGTGGTGGCGGTAGTTTAGAAACGCCGTTTGCAGTTGTTGCAGGCGTGGCTTACACGGTGACGATTGGCGCTGGCGGTGTCGGCGGTACGACAGCACCACAAGCAAGCACGAACGGTTCAACAAGTTCTATTGCTGGTAGCAATATCACAACCATTTCAACTGTTGGTGGTGGTCGTGGCGCATTTAACAACACAAGTACTACAGGCGCAGCGAATACTGGTGGTTCGGGTGGTGGCGCACATTCCGATTCAGGCGAAACTACAGGTGGTGCAGGCACAGCAAATCAAGGTTTTGCTGGCGGTGATTATTCGGCTGGTGGTGGTGGTGCTGGCGCTGGTGGTGGTGGTGCTGGTGCAGTTGGTGGCACAAATTTATTAACACCTTTGACGGGTGGCGCTGGTGGTGCAGGAATAACTACAACAATTAGTGGTTCAAGTGTTTCATACGGTGGCGGTGGCGGTGGTGGTGCATTTGCAGTCGCAGGCGCTGGCGGTCTCGGTGGCGGTGGCACAGGGTCAATTCAAGGCGGAAGTGCAGCGACAGCAGGTTCAGCAAATACTGGCGGTGGTGGCGGTGGTGGTCGCTCAACAAGCGGTGGTGCTGGTGGTAGTGGTGTGGTCATTATTGACGCTGGACAAGTCGCTGCATCTACGACTGGTTCACCAACCGTGTCGGGAACTGTTTATACTTTTACTGCTAGTGGAACGATTACTTTCTGATGTCTAGGAATAGTCGTGTTCGTGACCGTGGGTATGTTTCTAGTCATGTGTCTATCCCTGCAGCAACATATAGTTTGCCTGTTGTTGTTGATTTTCTTGTGGTCGCTGGTGGTGGCGCTGGTGGTGGTGCAGCCGATACTGGTGGTACGGGTGGTGGTGCTGGCGGTATGCGCAGCACAGTCACGGCTACGGGTGGCGGTGGCAGTTTAGAAACTCCGTTGTCTATAGAAACTGGTGTTGTTTGTACGGTGACTGTTGGTGCTGGTGGTGTAGGCGTAACACCGAATGCTGGCGGTACAGGTCAGGCTTATGCGACTAGCGGTAGCAATTCGGTTTTCTCAACAATCACTTCTACTGGTGGCGGTGCTGGTGGTGCAGGTAACAGCGCATCATTTTCAGATGGTTTGAACGGTGGTTGCGGTGGCGGTGCTTCATACACAGGACACACCGCAGGTACAGGCACAGTCAATCAAGGTAAAGATGGTGGTCAAGGCACGAACGCAACTAACGAAGGTGGTGGCGGTGGCGGTGGCACATTGGCGGTGGGCGGTAACGCATCGTCAGGTCTTGCAGGTGTTGGCGGTGCAGGCACAGCGTCAAGCATTAGTGGTTCGTCGGTGACTTACGGCGGTGGCGGTGGTGCAGGAACTTATGCTGGTGGCACGGCAGGCGCAGGTGGTGTTGGTGGTGGTGGTGCTGGTGGCACGGCAGGCGGAAACAATGTTGGCAATAACGGCACGGTAAATCTTGGTGGCGGTGGTGGTGGCGGTAGTCGTCTTGGTGGTGGTGGTACAAACACAGCAGGCGGTAACGGTGGTAGTGGTGTAGTCATCTTGCGATACGCAGACACTTTCACTATCACTATCGGTGGCGGTCTCACAGGTTCAACAGCCACAGATGGTTCAAACAAAGTTACAACGATTACCGCAGGCACAGGCAATGTGTCGTGGGCATAGAATAGGAGAATACTTATGGCACATTACGCATTTCTAGACACAAACAACCGAGTCACCGAAGTGATAGTCGGCGTACAAGAAACAGAACTCATAGACGGCAAAACACCTGAAGAGTTCTACAGCACATTCCGTAACCAAACCTGTGTACGCACAAGTTACAACGGCAACATACGCAAACAGTACGCAGGAATCGGATACACCTACGATGCGGTGAACGATGTGTTCATCTGCCCACAACCATACGGCTCATGGACTTTAGACGACAACTTCGATTGGCAACCACCAACACCAATGCCAGTCGTTGAAGGCAAACGCTATGCATGGTTTGAACCGAACCGAGTGTGGATAGAACTCGTCTAACACGCTGGCTGATACCGCTACCAGCAATCCTGTTTGCGTTAATACCACAGAACGCCAACGCTGAACCAATCCCAGGAATCGAAACCGTCTATTACACGATTGACGAAATACCGCCAACACAATCCGACACCGAATATCTAGTTTGCGGAACAGAGGTTGAGAACAACATCAACCGCAACTACGACTACGAGTTATTTGAGGATTGCACGGGTGACTTGTTTATGGTTCACATGGCAGGCTTTATTGACATACCTGAACACGACACGATTGAGTTTATGCTTGCCACAGATGATGGTGGCGAGATGGAGATTGACGGCAACACATTCGGCAACTGGAACGACCAAGGTTGCTCATGGATGGAGTCAGGCGAACTAACCTTAGAGTCTGGTAGCAACGCTTTCAATGTGTGGATGTATGAGCATGGCGGGAACTCGTGCATCATGCTTGCATGGAACATAGACAACGAAGGCTGGGCGATAGTGCCAGACGAGGCGTTCACTCAAGAAGCCACCCCGACCACAACTACTTCTTCTTCAACGACCAGTACGAGTACAACGACAACCACAACAACATCGTCGTCAACAACAACCACTTCATCTACAACAACCCTTCCTGAAGAAACGACCACAACCACAGAGCCAGTTCAGATATCAACAATGACATCATCTACAGTACCCCCACCCACAGAAAGTTCCACAACCACAGAGCCAGTTCAGATATCAACAACCACATCCACAACATCAACAACCACAACAACGACAACGACAGTTCCAACCACGACCACAACAACTGAACCCCCTTATACGCCGACTCAAACATCAACGACTATCCCCACCATTTGGACTCAGCCCGTAACCAACATAACCGTATCCGAAACCACAGTTTACGTGCCTGAGACAACCGAACCCGAAACATTTACAACCGAACCTGAAACCATAACCGTACCCGAAACCACCGTACCTGAAACATTCGTGACACTACCCGAAACCATAACCGTACCCGACACCACCGAACCAGAAACAACTACAACCTATCCTGACGGTCTTCCTGAAGATACTGTTGAGACAACGATTCCTGAGACATTCGTTCCCGACGACGAAGTTGAGATTGTTCTTGACGAAAAAGAGCAGCCAACAGACACAACACAGCCGCAGGAATATATACCAGAAACAACACTATTAGAAGTACAGGATTCATCAACCACAACCCTACCCGAACTTGTAACCGACGAACAAATAACAGAAGCCCTACAAGAAGTCATCAAAAATGAACCCGTCACCAACGAACAAGTAGAACAAATCCTAGAAACCCTCAGCGAAGCCGCACCTGAACAGATTGTTGAAGCCATCACCCAAGTCCTAGCCGCAGACATCACCTCAGACCAAGCCACCGAAATAGCGTCAAGCCCCGAAGTTTTGGCTGCTATCACCGAAACTCAGGCTGAAGAACTCTTTGAACAAATCGTCGTAGAAGAACTATCCGACACCCAACTAGAAGCCTTCACCGAAGCCATCCAAGAAGCCCCAACCAAAGTCAAACAAGCGTTCGAAAAAACCATTGACATCTTCGGCTCACAATTCGACAACTATGTACCAACAGGGTCAAACATCCCCGTCGGTGAACGCCGAACCCTAGTAGCCGCAGGCGCACTCCTCGCCGCAATACCACCTACTAGAATCAGACGATAATGAAACGCATCATCAACTACGTAATGGATAACACTTGGACATGGGTAGGTACAGGCATGGTTTTAATTACCTTGTCAGGTCCTACCTTAAGACAGGCATTACTGTTAACAGGTGCAGGTATTTTGATACACTCGTTGATATCCCTAACACAAAAGGACACAGAATGAACTCCATGATTGCCAAAACCTTAGACCTCACACAACGCCTCGTGTCGCTGTTCATTGCATCAGCCCTACCTATCATCACAGGTGGAGCAATCCTCGGTGTCGATGTGGTCAAGTCCGCTGGTGTTGCAGGACTCACAGCCCTGTTCGGTGTCGTACAGAAACTCGCAGCCGCATCAGTTGACGGCGAACTTACATCAGAAGAAATCTCAGCAGCGTTCGGAACCAAGACTAAGAAAAAGTAATGAAGTATCCTGTCGCTAAACTTGTACTCCCGAAAGATTTGAAGGGAGCGCAGAACGGCAAACTATCTGCCGACATCATGCGCTCTATCACACCTTCAGGGAAGTTACATCATCTCGCGGCACGGGCATGGGAAGCGTTACATGACGCCGCTATGCAGGTTGAAGGAACCAAACCGTTCAAACCGACTTCGAGCGCAGATGCGTACCGTTCTTTCGACCAGCAACTAGCAGGGTTCATGTCACGGTTCGTGTTAAAGGACACAGGGACTAACACAACACGTACCTATCAAGGCAAGAAATGGTTCCTTAAAAAAGGTATGGCTCCGATGGCATCCCCAGGCACATCGAATCATGGGTGGGGTTTGGCTGTTGATGTTTGGTCAGCGAACGGCGCACGTTTAGATTGGATGCTACAGAACTGCGAAAAGTTTGGATTCAGTTGGGAAGTTCAATCTGAGCCGTGGCATATCCGCTATGTATGTGGCGACAATTTGCCGCAAGCGGTGTTGGATTTCGAAGCGAAAGTTAAGCCCGCATAATGGATGGCGGGTGGGCTTTAATACTGTCTGCTGTAGTGACAGCGGTAGGTGGTGTGATTGTTACAATCATCGCCCAGTTCCGTAAAGAAAATCAGGAAGACCACGCTGTTGTTTCTGGTATGTTGCAACACGTGTTCAGTAGTGTGAACAGGGTTGAGCATAAAGTTGATAAAGTTGCTAACGGTTTAGAAAGCCATCTTAAAGAACATAAGAAGTAGTGCTGTTAACAATCTATATTCCTACGTTTAATAGACCTGACATACTTGCGTGTTTGGAATCGATAGTGCCACAAATTGTTGACGATGTTGAAGTTATCGTTAGCGACAATGACCCTAACGGGTATGCGGAACAGTTCGTTAAACGGTATACGCAGGTTCAATACAGCAAAAGATTAAAAAACATTGACGGCGACCCGAACATACTTCGTGGTATCACACAGGGCGAAGGTAAATATGTTTGGGTTTTCGGAGACGACGACACCATGTTGCCCAACACTATTGAAATGTTGTTACCGATGTTGGATGGCGTCGGTCGAGTATTGCATTGGACTGCAAACAGTCGTGAAGTGAACGCAGGGTTTTCGGGAAAACTGTGTGACTATATGAATAGTCTTGGTGACAAATCTATTCTTGTTGCTTCGACAACGATTACTTCTACTGTGTGGCGTAGGGATGCCATGAATCTCGGTTCGGGATTAAACAAATTGGATACAAGGTATCCTTTGGCTTGGGCTGGGTTAACCATAGATACCATTAAGGTGATGCCAGTACCGACAATTACTGTCGGTTACATTCATCAAGATAACTATTTTACGTACTTCCCTTTGGTAATGGATGAATACATTAGGGCATGGAGTAATACTGTGGGTGCGAACCCGATAGACTTTTCGAGTCAAGCAAATGGATGGAATTTTGTGAGTGTTTCGCTTGAAAAAAGTAAAGGATGATATGCCGACAGCATTCTGCAACAAATGTAACACGCTAGTTACGCATCAGCCAGACAAAACAATCGGATGCCGTTGCGACCCAGACGCCCCAACATGGATAGCGTATAAACCAGACGGAAAATTAATGGCTTTCAGTCACGCAAATTATTCGGAAACAACCGACTAACAATTCGTCGACCTGCTATCTTGTCAAGTCCTATGACAAGAGAAACGCTATACAGTATAAGAAAATTCTTGGTAAAAGCAAGGGTCGCAAGCCACACAGAAGAACAAGAATTCTTCCAAACCCTAGCAGAACTAGACCAAATGATTCAAACAGCACCTTCACAGCGGATACCTCAGCAAGTAAACTGATGCTATGACCGAAGGGTACAAACATACAATGGTGCTAATCGTCTGGCATGACGCACACTCGGTGAGTACAGGCTGGATGCCAACATCAGACATCGAACCTGACCCCGCCATAGTTCACTCTCTGGGTTGGTTGTTGCCTGACGCTAAACCAAACCATATTGTTATCGCCCAATCGTATGTTGATGAATCATCAGACCATATTCTTGCTGTCCCGTTGAAGATGGTTGAGCAAATAAAAATCTTGTCTTAGGGGTTGACAGCCACCCCAATCTGCTATACAGTATTACAAGTATCAAATACGAGAAGGGAACATATGAACATCACATTGCAACGCATTACTAAACCTACACACGGGGAACAAGACTGGCTAGACCTCAGATTTTGGGATGACCAGAAACGCAAACGGGTATCCGCATCAGCAGTCGCCGCCATCTACGGGCTACACCCGTTCGTGCCAGCAGACAAATATGCAGCCGAACTATTAGGTGACGTACCACCATCACCGATACCACCGAACCCTGCAATGGAACGAGGGAACCGTCTGGAACCGTTCGTGTTGCAATGGGCTGTAGACAAAACAGGTATCCCGTATCTCACACCAGAGGAAATGTTCATCGCAGAAACACCCGAAGGTGCACGCATGATAGCCACCCTCGACGGACTCTACGAGAACGGTGATGAACGCAAAGTGTTGGAAATCAAAACGATGTCACGTGAATGGGAAGGCGAACTGCCCGACTATTGGCGTCTGCAAGGAATCCAACAAGCCATCTGCGCTGGTGTGAACTTCATCACATGGGCAATATTTGACTCAACAATGGTTCTTTACATCCATGAGCAGAAGATAACCGAAGCCGAAAAGCAGGAGCATTGCGACGCCGTAGCAAAATGGCTGACATCCATCGACCTTGGCATTACCCCAGATGGTGTGCATTGGTCGTATGAAACGATTAGCACCCGATATCAGAAGCCGACAGGGACAACGATAGAACTGCCACCAACAGCATCGGAACTAGTGGAGCAGTTGAAACATGTGAAGAAGGAGTTGAAAGCATACACAGAAATGGAAGACAGATTGAAAGCAGAACTGTGCGACATGATAGGTGCGAACGAGTACGCCACCGTGAACGGCACAGTCATCGCCACATGGAAAGGCAGAACATGGGCGAGCCTAGACATCAAAGGAATCAAAGCAATGGAACCAGCAATAACAGAAAAATACAGCAGGAAAGTAACCAACAGAACACTTCTCTTGAAAGGGGAACGAGCATGAAACTAGAAGATATCCTCACCGAATACGCAGTACCAGACCCATCAATCGTAGGCAAACTACCGAAAGGCGGAATACAACTTGACTTCGTAGGTCACGCAGAAATCACACGCATCCTCATCGCCATCGACCCGATGTGGTCATGGGAACCATGCGGATGGGTGAACGGCAGACCAGCAATCGTAGAAGTAAACGGCATGGCAGTCATGTGGGCACACCTCACCATCCTTGGCAAATCAATCCTCGGTGTTGGTTCGGTGCGTGCAGATAAACCTGACCTAGATAAAGAACTTGTCGGAGATTTCCTACGCAACGCATCTATGCGCTTCGGTATCTGTTTGTCACTCTGGTCTAAATCAGAATGGGATGACAAGTCAGCAGTAGCGGGGAAGCCACAAGCAGGCAAGGCTGTGGCTTCCACCGTGACTGACGACACAGCACCCTTAACCAAAGCACAAGTAAAACAGTTCGTTGATGCCTGCGAAAAAGCAGGGCTAACACCTAGCGCAGTCGCCGAAAAAGCAGGCTTGAACTGGGCTGGACAAATCCTACAAAAAGACCTATCAACATTACGCACAGCGTTCACCGAAATGAAAGGCGTAACCAATGGCTAACTATCGGACAGTAGACCCGACAGGTAAAACCCGTTCAACAGCCATAGTCGCTTTGCGTTTAACAGCAGACCAAATGGAAACAATCAAACAACTATGCAAGAAACGTGGTGTCAGCAGAAGCCTTCTGTTCCGCCAACTATTAGCAGAGGAGTCGGCTCGTGTCAAAGGAACGCGCTAAAGGAACCAGTTTCGAAACGTTCATCGTGAACTATCTCGCACAGTTCTACCCTCATGTGGAACGGCGAACATTACACGGAGTGCACGACAAAGGTGACATCGCTGGCACAGACCCGCGACTTGTTTGGGAATGCAAAAACCAAAAGGTTCTCAACTTCTCAACATGGTTACATGAAGCACAAGTTGAACGTGACAACGCTAAAGCAGAACTTGGAATAGTTGTGGCTAAACGTCGCAGTTACGGCAACCCAGCAGACCAGTATGCGGTCTTAAGACTAGAAGACTTGATGACCATTCTAAAGAAAGCAGGATACTAATGGAAGACATAGCACGAGAACTATACGAATGTTTAATGGAACGCATCTACGGTCTGAACCAAGCACCAGTAAAACTTGGGGCGTCACCACGTGAACGTCAAGCGATGGATGCTTTCTTGAACCGTGGCTACGAGACAGTAGCAACCAATGATTGAACGCACCGAAGGATACCAACCATCACACGACATCAATCCGCATGACTTCAAAAAAGATTTAGCATTCGGACATCAAGGCGAAGAGATTGTTAAACAGTTTCTTTCCGACTTGAGCGACGGAGCATTCGAAGTAAAGTACGACAGATTCCGTAACGGAAGAATCTTTGTAGAGTTCGAACAGAACCCACGAAACGCAGGCTGGAAGCCATCTGGTATAGCAGTAACCACAGCGAAATGGTGG